AACAACTGACGATGTTGAAGATTATTCAAAGGATGAAATTAAAAATTCATTTGGTTCCCACATTGAAGACGAAAAAAACTTTATCCCTATCAAAAATTAATTGGTGGGGGTTTGACTATTACGGCTGACACACTTACATTTGTTTATTAACTATTAATTTATATATAACATGGCGACAAATTCCTTAGATGCTGTACTCGCTCAGTATGAAAAAGCGAAAAGTGGAACAAGTTCCGCAAACAAAATGTCTCAAGAAGACAGAATGAAAAAGTATTTTGCGGCGATTCTTACGCAAAATGAAACATCAAGTCAAAAAAGACTTCGTATTTTACCAACTCCTGACGGGTCATCACCCTTCAAAGAAGTTTGGTATCATGAAGTCCAAGTTGAAGGTAAATGGAATAAAATCTATGACCCTGGAAAAAATGACAACGAGCGTTCACCCTTGACAGAAATTCACGATGAGTTAATGTCAACAGGTAAAGAATCTGATAAAGAACTTGCAAAGGCTTACAAACCTCGTAAATTCTATATCGTTAAAGTCATTGACCGTGATAACGAAGCTGATGGAGTTAAGTTTTGGAGATTTAAACACAATTACAAAAACGAAGGTATCTTAGACAAAATCATTCCAATTTGGAAAGCTAAAGGTGATATCACTGACCCTGTAAATGGTCGTGATTTAATCATTGAGTTGGCTAAGGCTAAGACTCCAAAAGGTGCTACTTACACAGTTATTCAGACTGTAATGCACGACGACCCATCACCTGTTCACACTGATGCTGAAACTGCTAAGTCTTGGGTAGAAGACCCACTTACTTGGGCGGATGTTTACTCTAAAAAACCTGTTGAGTATTTGGAAGCGATTGCTCGTGGAGAAACTCCAAGATGGTCATCTGAATTGGGTAAATATGTTTACGGTGATAGTTCTGAAGGTGAAGAAGTTATTGGTGGAGCATCATATGTTGACCCACAGGCAGACGCCGAACCCGATGGTGATTTACCATTCTAATTTATAAAAGGATGGACACTCGCATAGACAAAGTGTCCATCCTTTGTTATTTTTAATACAAACAATTTAAACGCATAGACATTTATGGCAATAAAGAAAAAAGAGTTTTCACTTGATGCAATCAAAAACAAATATTCTACAAAAACTAAATATAAAGATACGGAGTTCTATGAAGTCGATGAAGCTTTCCATAGTGCTTGTGGTTTACCTGGTCCTGCTTTGGGTAACATCAATATGTTCCTCGGTCATTCGAACTCTTCTAAAACCACAGCTTTGGTTAAAGCTGCTGTTTCGGCTCAGAAGAAGGGGCATTTACCCGTTTTCATTATTACTGAAAAGAAATGGTCATGGGAACACGCCGTGGAGTTAGGTCTCCAAGCTGAAATGACTAACGGTGAATGGGATGGTAATTTTATCTTTAATGATAATTTTGATTACATTGAACAAGTAACTGATTATATCAATGAGTTATTAGATGAACAAGAAAAAGGAAATATTCCATACTCACTTTGTATATTGTGGGATTCAGTTGGTTCTATTCCTTGTAAGATGACTTTTGATGGTAAAGGTGGAAAACAACATAATGCATCTACTTTAGCGGATAAGATTGGTATGGGTATTCACGCTCGTATTACTAAATCTAAAAAAGAAGATTACCCATATTATAACACTATGGTTGTTGTTAATCAGCCTTGGGTTGAATTACCCGACAATCCATTTGGACAACCACAAATTAAGGCGAAAGGTGGAGAGGCTCTTTGGTTGGCATCGGCTTTGGTATTCCTTTTTGGAAATCAGAAAAACGCTGGTATTAATCACATTACGGCAACTAAAAATGGTAGAACGGTATCTTACGCTATCAGAACAAAGATATCAGTTTTAAAGAACCATATTAATGGATTGGGGTATAAAGACGGTAAGATTATCGCAACCCCACAAGGTTACATTGCTGATGATAAGGACGCTCTTGAAAAATACAAGAAGGAGTATTCTCAGTATTGGAACGCTATTCTTTCAGGTACTGGTGAAATAGTCCTTGATGAATCTGAAGAATCATTTGAAAACGAAAACGAACCATTTTAATTAATTCTTTGTGAAAAGAACTCTCCTTGTTGACGGGAATAATTTGATGAAGATTGGATTTCATGGGGTGAAAGATTACTTTCACAACGGGGAGCATATCGGAGCAATTTATCACTTCATTAATACTTTACGAAAGTTTATTGATGAACAAAATTTTGATAAGGTAGTTGTATTTTGGGATGGTGAAGACTCCACAAGTATTCGTGGAGTTCTTTACCCCAAATACAAACAAAACCGAAAATTAGTTATGGAGGACGCAATCTTCATGTCCTACCTAAGACAAAAAAATCGTATTAAACAATATCTTGAAGAAATCTATGTAAGACAGATTGAAATCTCAGGAAGAGAAGCTGATGATTTGATTGCTTATTATTGTCAGGTTTCTGAAAATGAAGATAAATTAATTTTTTCTTCAGATAGAGATTTAACACAACTGATTTCTGAAAAAGTATCTGTATATTCGCCATCATTAAAAAGTACTTTTAAAAATGGTGACACTATTAAATTTGATGACTTTTCATTTCCCCACTATAATGTTAAAACATTAAAAATTATGACTGGTGACAAAAGTGATAATATTGAGGGGATTTACCTTTTGGGTGAAAAAACACTAGTTAAATTTTTTCCTGATATACTTGAAAAACCCGTATCTTATACCGATATTTTAATAAGAGCTGAAGAACTTTTGAAAGAACAAAAGGATAATCAGACACTGAAAAATTTACTAACAGGAAAAACAAAATCAGGTATATTTGAAAACGAATATTATGTGGTCAACGAACAAATTGTTGACTTATCAAACCCACTCCTCAAAGACGAGGACAAAGAAGAAATTTTCCAAATTGTTAACGAAACATTAGAAACCGAAGGAAGAAGTTATAAGAATATTATTCGTTACATGGTTGATGACGGAATATTCAAATATCTTCCAAAGGGGGATGATTCGTGGACATATTTTTTAAAACCATTTATGAAATTAACAAGAAAAGAAAAAACAAAAAGTAAAACTAAAAATTAAATTATGAAAGAACAACAAGACATTACGAAACTGGAGTTTCTGATGACGGTGAACGACAACTTTATCGTTCAAAGATTTTTTAATGTGAAAGGGTATAATCCCTATTCAAAGAGTTCTGTTGAGTTATTGGACTTAATGGAAGGGTTCGTTGAGAAGTTGAAAAGAAACTTCAAAATGAAGACTATGGTTTATATGTCGGACAACGCATATGAAATCATGGAGAACCCCGATGTGTTGAATACTTCATTCACAGATGGTCCTGAGGTGTTTAACATCTATTTGAAGAACGGGAATAATGTTATGATGCATTGGACATTCGATGCTAAACTTTATCCACCCAAAGTTAGATACACGGTTGATGTTAGACCATTTTTGAAGGAGATTTTGAACTCGTTGACTGAAGTGTTCTCTACAAAAAAATTAACATACGATTACATGGGTTACTCATTAGTTTAAAGATATTTACTTAAAAAAGGAATTATGGCGGACAAAAATTTTGAATATTTGGGTAACGAATTTCAGTTACAATTATTAAATCAACTTATCGTTGACAAAGATTTTGCCCATTCCATCATCGGTGTTTTAGAACCCTCCTATTTTGAAAACAAATACTTTAAACTTATCGTTCAAATGGTTAAGGAGTATTATCAAAAGTTTGAGCATTCGCCAAGTTTTGATACTCTTACCCAAGTTGCAAAAAGTGAAATTGCTCAAGAGTTATTGTTAAAGATAACTCTTGACACAATTTCTGACATTAAAAATGTTGATGATAGTGGTTCTCTATTCGTTCAGGAAAAGGCTTTAAAATTCTGTAAACAACAAGAGTTACAGAAGGTGATGGATAAAGCAAAAAAGATTATCGACCACGGAGAGTTTGAAAACTATGACACTTTGGAAGAAATGGTTCGTGAAGCATTACAAGTTGGTAATGTTGATAGAGGGACTGGCGAAGTGTTTGAAGACTTGGATGATGTTCTTGCAGAGGATTACAGACATCCAATACCTATGGGGATACCTGGTATTGACAACTTACTTAAAGGTGGACTGGCGAAAGGGGAAATCGGTGTGATACTCGCACCAACAGGTGTTGGTAAATCAACCCTAACTACCAAGATTGCGAACAATGCATTTAATCTTGGATTTAATGTGTTACAGATATTTTTTGAGGATAACAAAAAGGTAATTCAAAGAAAACATTTTACATGTTGGACAGGAATTGCTCCTGATGATTTGAGTAATCATAAAGATGTTGTGTTTAAAAAGATTGAGGAGATTAAGGAAACTATGTCAAATAAGTTAATCCTTAAAAAATTACCATCAGACACTATGACTATGGGTCAGATTAAAAATCAAATTCGTAAAATGATTGCTGATGGGACAAAGATTGATATGATTATTTTGGATTATATCGACTGTGTAACACCTGAAAAGGCATTGGAGGATGAATGGAAATCTGAAGGTTCAGTTATGAGAGCGTTTGAGGCGATGTGTCATGAATTGGATATTGTGGGATGGACGGCAACACAAGGTAATAGAAGTTCTATTTCATCTGATGTTGTAACTACAGACCAAATGGGTGGTTCTATTAAGAAAGCTCAAGTAGGACATGTCATCATTACGGTAGCAAAATCATTACAACAAAAAGAGTTAAATCTTGCAACTATTGCGATTACAAAATCTCGTATCGGTAAAGACGGGGTGGTATTTGAAAACTGTAAATTCAACAATGAAATGTTAGAAATTGACACTGAAAGTACTACAACATTCTTAGGACTTGAAGAACAAAAAGAAGAGAGAAATCGAAATAGAATTAAAGAGGTTATGGAGAAAAGAAAACAACAACAAGCATAATTATTAAAACAGATTTAATTAAAAAACATATGGAAAAAATATTAGTAGAAAACCCAAACAGATTTGTGATATTCCCCATTCAGTATAATGATATATGGGAATATTATAAAATGCATCAAGCAGCATTTTGGACTGCTGAGGAAATTGATTTAAGTGGTGACATTAGAGATTGGGAAAATTTATCAGAAAATGAACAATATTTTGTTAAAAATATTTTATCATTTTTTGCGGCATCAGATGGTATTGTAAATGAAAATTTAGCGGAAAACTTCTATCGTGAAGTTCAATACCCTGAGGCAAAATTCTTTTACGGAATACAACTTGCTATGGAGAACATTCATAGTCTAATGTATTCGTTATTGATTGACACTTATGTTTCAAATGAAGAAGAGAAACATAAATGTTTCACAGCATTGGATAATCTTCCCGCAGTTCAAAAGAAAGCCAAATGGGCTTTGGATTGGATTGAAAACGCATCTTTCCAAGAAAGATTGGTTGCATTCGCAGCGGTTGAGGGTATCTTCTTCTCAGGTTCATTCTGTTCAATCTTTTGGTTAAAGTCTCGTGGTATTATGCAAGGTTTGTGTAATGCAAATTCTTTAATCTTTAAAGATGAAAACTTACATTGTGACTTCGCAATTCACTTGTTGAATAACCATGTTGAAGAAAAACCAAGTGAAAAGAGAATTAAAGAAATTCTATTGTCAGCACTTGAAATCGAAAAAGAATTTATCACAGAGTCATTACCGGTATCTCTTATTGGAATGAACCAAAATTTGATGAAA